ACCTCTGGCGGCACTAGCCCTGTGTTCGTCTATGCCGTTTCGCTGGTTTACAGCAAGAAGTACGGCAACTGATCCTGATGGCACTTTCTGAAACGCTGGCATTTCTCAACACCGATGAATTCGGTGTCACCTGCCAAATCGGCGATGGTGATGAGTTTGTTGGCATTTTGGATTCGCCTGTGGATGTGATCGCGGGAGGTGTTGCTCTAAGTCGGGAGTATTTGCTTTATGCACCTACTTCTGATGTGAGCAGCGCTTCTCGCGGCACTTCAATCACTGTTGGTGGTTCGGCCTACACCGTGCGTGAGAACCGAGCCATTGACGATGGAATTTTTTCTGAGTTGTTGTTGAGCAAGGATTAAAAAATGGCTGTCCAGAGAGTCGCTACAAGAGCCAGCTGGGCAGCACGCAATCCAATTTTGCTTACGGGTGAAATCGGCTTTGAAACCGATACTGGCAACCAAAAAATCGGGAACGGAGTTGAAGGTTGGAACAAACTGCACTATTACGGTTCACCCGGTCACTGGGGTGAGTTTTCAAGTAACGCAGATCAAAGCGCTACAGCAAATACTCCAACAGAAGTTACGTACACCAATACTGACGCCGCAGGTGATGGCGTTCGAATTGAGTTTGGCAGTCGAATTATTGTCGACAATCCCGGCGTGTTTGTATTTGAGTTCAATCTGCAGCTATCAAATGCAGATACGCAAATTCACGACGCTCATTTTTGGTTGAGAAGAAACAACAGTGGCAGTGATGGCGATGTCCCTTTGACTACTACGGCGGTCAGCGTCATCGAATCGCATGGCGGCGTTCCAGGTAATAACAACTTGCTGCTTGATCACACGTTAGTGCTTGCCCGCAACGACTATATCGAGTTGATTTGGGCACCAAATGATGCAAACGTTACGTTAAAAGCGGGCGCTGCGATTACCAGCCCTTACGCTCGTCCGAGCCGACCTAGCGTTGTTTGCAACGTGTTTCAGGTTGCTGCTGCATAACGATGGCCGACACAATACGCGAGAAAATTCTCGCCCGGATGAAAACCAATCTGGACGCGATCACCACAGCGACGATTTACCGCTCACGGGTTGAGCCTCTGGCTCGTGGTGAAGTGCCTGCGATCATTATTGAGCCTGTCAATGATCAGCCGGTAGACACCAATTTTTACGACAAGCTTGACCACACGATGCGAGTGAGGGTTACAACCCTTGTCCGTGCTGCAGTGCCGGATGACAGTTCAGACACGTTTACGCAGCAAGTACACGCTCGCCTGATGGCAGATCAAACCTGCAACGGAAACGCTCTTGACTTGACACCTGACCGTACGGAGTTCAGCCTGTATGAAGCTGATGTGCCCCTGGGCGTCATCACCCAAGACTATTTAGTGCGTTATCGCACTAGCAGAACTGACCTAACTAGCAACTGACATCATGGCTAAAATTCGTAAGGAAGTTCCCAATCCCGGCGCGGGCGGCAGTTACTTGTTTGACCCAAAAACTGGGAAACTTACACTGATTACAGAACCACCCGCTCCCACTGACAATGGCACTAACCCGGAAGAAATTTCTGATCGCGAAGATTGAATCAACTTACGGGACGGATCCAACTCCCGTTGGTGGTACTGATGCGATCCAGGTCACCAATCTTGAAGTGACTCCTATCGAGTCTGACAACGTTCAGGCTGCGGCTTATCAAGGTTTCATTGGCAACAGCACCCGCGCAACCCTGGTTGCAAACAAGCGTGTCAGCGTCACTTTTGATGTTGAACTGGCTGGTTCTGGCACTGCTGGCACCGCTCCTGCGTTTAGCCCTCTGCTGAAGTCCTGCGGCCTGTCTGAGACCACTGTGGCCGACACCAGCGTTACCTATGCGGGTGTAAGCAGCAGCTTTGATTCCGCCACTATTTACTGCTTCTACGACGGCACCCGCCACAAGATCACTGGTGCTCGCGGCTCTGTCAGCTTCAACTTCACTGCTGGTCAGTTTGCTGTTGCCAGCTTCAACATGATCGGGATCTACAACGCTCCTGATGCAACTGCTCTGTCTGGCACCTTCACTGTTGCCAACCAAGCAGCAGCGCTTGAGGTCAACGACACCAACATGACCACGGCCACCTTCTTTGGTGAGACCAGTCAGCGTATTGAGTCGTTTGATCTTGCTCTGAACAATGAGCTGATCTACAAGGAGACCGCTTCTAACAAGGAAGTGCTGATCACTAACCGTGCTCCTGGTGGCACTGCAGTGATTGAAGCTCCCGCAATCGGCACCACCGATTACTTTGCTGACGCTGTGGGTGTGTCCACTGCATCCACCAGCCTTGTGCTCGGTGCAACTGGCGGCAACATCGTCACTCTGACGGCTGCCCAGACTGATGTTACTGGAGTATCATACGGTGATACCAACGGTGTCATCTCGTTGTCCATGCCCTATCTGGCTCTGCCCAGCACCAGTGGCAATGACGAGCTGTCACTAGCTTTCACCTGATTCTGCGTGGCATTCGTCCTCAAGAAGACTGCTTCCTACAAGTGGGAAGTCAAGGTTGAAGTCCCTGTTGACGGCAACCGGTTTGAAACCCAGGCGTTTGAAGCAGTCTTTAAGAAGATCAGCCGCTCATTGTTTAATGATCTCGTCGATAAGGGTGACGATGCCCTTGTTGGCGAGATTTTGCTTGGCTGGGACGGTATTAACGACGAAGACGGCAAGCCTGTGCCGTTTACCGAGAAAAACAAAAAGCAGCTTTGTGACGATCCCTATGTACTGCGTGGCTTGATCGAGGCTTACGCAAATAGTGTCACTGGAGCGCCAGCAAAAAACTAAAAGACGCCGCTAGGTACTGGGCCAAAGGCGGCGTAGTTGACGAGAGGGAGGCTGATTTAAAGGCTTTGGGCGCAAGCCCTGAACAGATTGCTGCGGCTCGTCTACAGGCTGTTGAGCACGACTGTGAGGTGTGGGAGGAGAATTGGGAAACGGTGTTGATGTTTCTCAGGATGTCAACGCAGTGGAACGCAAGCATGGCTGGGTTGACGGGTTTGAACTACCCGAGTCTTGAATGGCTCTGTAAGCTGTATTCAGTCAAAGATCCTGTCGCTTTATTTGAGGGCGTACAGGTCATGGAAACGACAGCGCTGTCAGTCCTGAACGCGGAACGGAAATGAGCATCACTTCTGAGATCAGGCTGAGGATCAAAAAAGAAGGTGATGTTGCGCTTACACAGCTCAGCAACAAGCTGAATGATGTTGCATCGCGTTCTGTTGTATCAAATAGAAAATTCAAAGATCTTGCGGCAACTCTTAGAAATAACGACAATCAAATTAAAACAAAAAGCATCAATGCGCTAAATGATTACAGCCGCGCTTGGCGTGAACTGGCCAACAGTGTTGATGTAACTAGCAGGGAATTTAAAGAAGCAACAAGAGAAGCTCAACGTTTTGAGCGTCAGGCTGCAAAGGCCCAGGGCCGCCGTCGCACTGGCGGGGCAGGTGGTGCATTGGCGGCTATTGGCTCTGCAGGCTTGCTTGGGCCAGAGGCGCTCATAGGTGCCGGTGCTGGGGCATTGTTTGGTTCGCCATTGGCTGGCGCAGCTATCGGTAGCACAGTTGTTGCACCTATAAGGCAATTTGCTGGTCAGGCTGCAGAACAAGTAGCTGATATCAGACGTTTTCAAATTGCGTTAGCTGGTGTTAGCGATGATCTTGATGATTACAAAAAAAGCACTGATGCAGTTTCTGCTGCCCAGCAAAAGTTTCTTCTCCCACTTGATCAGGCAACTAAGCAATACACCAGACTTAAGGCAAGTGTTCGAGGCGCAGGTTTAACTACTGAAGACACTACGACTGTTTTTAATGGCATTTCTGCTGCAATCATCGCAACTGGTGGCAGTGCAGAAGATCTCAATTCAGCTCTTGTTGCAACAAGCCAGGTATTCTCAAAAGGCAAAGTAAGCGCTGAAGAGCTTCGCCAGCAGATTGGTGAGCGTTTGCCGGGTGCATTTACTATTTTTGCCCAATCAATTGGTAAAACACCGGCACAGCTTGACAAAGCACTAGAAGATGGAAAGGTTAGCCTTGAAGACTTTTTGACGTTTGCCGTTGAGCTTTCTGATCGTTACGGAGAAAGCGTCGAACAACTTGCTACTGCTCCTGAGAATGCAGGCAAAAGGCTTGAGGTCGCATTAACCGCTGCCATTGTCAGCTACGGCGGCTTTTTTCAAAAAGTTGGGGCGTTTTTACAGGACAACACCGCGCAGGTTTTTAATTGGCTTTCTGACAATGATCGAATGCTGAAGCAATACATTACCGACTGGGTAAATGTTGGCTTCAAGATTGCTCAAGTGTTCACCAAAATTGGTAATGGTGTAATCACTTTGACAAAAAGAATTCATACTTTTCTTAAGGCTACGCAACCGCAATTTCTCTTTGGCGACGTTATTCGCCAGGCGTTGCGAAATATGGCAGGTTTGAATGCACCAACTGAAGCTCAACAATTCACTGTTGAGGATTTGTTTGGCAAAGGATTTGATTTCCAGTTTGGTACTGGTTTAGGCAAAGGGCCACTGCCTACGGGTGACTTAGATGCTGATGATGAGAAACGTAAAAAAATGCGCACTTCAAGCGAGGAAATGCTTGCTTTGGCTTTGCGCAGAAACGAGGCGGCTCGTAATCGCAATGACTTAGCTGTTGCGCTTCTTGACTATGAAATGCGGCTACAGCAAAACACTGAACGCATGAATGCAAAAGAAATCGATTTCAACACTGCCAAAATCAAGGACCTTGATGATCAAAAGCGATTGGCAGATGCGATTTTGCGGCTTCGCGAAAAAGAAAAGCGAGAACTGGCTGAGCTATCTAAAAAGCAAAAAGAAGCCAATAAAGAGTTGACCGAAGCGGAAAAACTTGGTCAAACAATTGTCACGACTTTTGCAAGTGGCATGGGAGACGCATTGATCAATTTGATTGAAAAGGCCAAATCATTCCGTGAAATTATGGGTGATTTACTTAAGCAGGTTGGCAGGTTGCTAATTAACTTCGGTATGCAGGCTCTGGGCAAAGGTTTATTTCCCAATCTGTTCCCTGGCCGTGCGGCAGGTGGCCCGGTAAGAGGCCGGTTTCCTTACATCGTTGGCGAGCGTGGACCTGAGCTGTTCATGCCTCAGCAATCCGGTCACATTGTCCCCAATCATCAATTATTTAATTTGGGCGGCAAATTCATGCCGATGCATCCGCTGTTTTTGGCTGCAATGGGCGGGATTGGCGATTTTGGTGCTAATCGCGGCCTGCGTTCGCGATTCATGGAATACATGATTGGTGGCCGCAACTATGGCCATGCAATCCCTCGCGCCGCTGGTGGCCCCGTCACCGCTGGTTCTGATTATTTGGTTGGTGAGCGGGGTCCAGAGATGTACGTGCCGCGTATGTCGTCCGGTGGAACCTCTGCAGCCGCCAATGTCGTGGTCAACGTTGATGCAACTGGTTCGGGCGTGCAAGGCGATCAACCCAATGCCAATAAACTGGGTGAAGCATTAGGCGCTGCTGTGCGTGCTGAGCTAATTCGTCAAAAGCGTCCAGGGGGTTTGCTTAGCTAATGGCCACCTTTGAATTCACGCCTGATTTTGGCGCACAGAAAAAATCACAGCCTGCTGTTCGTACTGCCAAATTTGGTGATGGCTATGAGCAGCGTCTAACGTTTGGCATCAACCAAAACCCCAAGATTTGGGAGCTTCGTTGGTCTGCTGCTACCAATAGCACTGCCGATGACATTGAGACTTTCCTTGACGCTCGTGGAGGCGTTGAGTCGTTTGACTGGTCTCCTATCGACGATTCCGACACTTATAAGTTCGTCTGTCGGTCCTGGTTACGCGAACATCAATACGCAGACATCAATACGATCACAGCCACCTTTGAGCAGGTATTTGAACCGTAATGGCATTCACCGCCTGGGCCGCTAGTACAGCTTTCAGCGTTGGTGATGTCCGACGCGCCAGTTCTGTTCAGCCTTCGGGCTTGGTTTTTCGTTGTACGACTGCCGGTACAAGTGCAGCGACTGAGCCTGACCCGTGGCCAGTGGTTCGTGGTGCTGAGGTTGAGGATGGCACTGTTGTCTGGGAGGCTGTCAGCGCAGTTGGCGAAGAGCTGAACAAACTGGCTCCCAGTGCTGTCATTGAATTGTTTGAACTAGACGGCACGGCAAGCAGCATCGGCGTTGATCAGATCTACCGCTTCCACGCCGGCGTCAACGAACAGATCAGCGGCAACATCGTCTGGAACGGCAACACCTATCAGCGGTATCCAGTTGAAGCAACTGGTTTTAGTTACGAGGGCGGTGGACAACTTCCACGTCCAACTATCAGCATTAGCAACGTTTTAAGCCTGGGCACCACACTGGTGCTTGAGTACAACGATCTGGTCGGTGCAACCGTCACTCGAATTCGCACCCTTAAGAAATATCTAGACGCTACCAATTTCACCAGCGGCACCAACGCAACGGCCGATCCGTTTGCTGAATTTCCGCGTGAAATTTTTATTATTGATCGCAAGGTTGCAGAAAACCGCGCAGTTGTCAGC